TTAGATAATAGCTTACCTGTTGTGATGCTTAGTACATCACCTATGTGGAATGTTTTGTATTTAGTCATTGCGAACCTTTTGTTAGTGCTATTGTACATCAATATGGTATGTTGTTTTCATTAGCCCATTTGTAGAATGCACTGGCATCACCCTTGAACTCGAACAAGTATTGATCTAACTTATTACAGTAAATACACATATCAAGATAAGACTTTGTTAACCCCTCAAAGTAATCCACCTCCGCGAAGTCCCAGCAGCTAAGTGCCTTGGTTTTATTTCCAGCAAAAGAATCTTTGTACTTCCAATTGAATAGTTTAGGAATGAACTTTGATTCGTACTGCTCAGTAGCTTCCTGATATGCTTTACTCAGTGATTCACGTTTGGTTGCGTACCTTGTTAGCTTATGCTTATAGAAAGCAATAGCATCTTGTGTTCTTACTAACGATGTCATTTGGAGTTCCTTAGTTAGCCTTGAGATTTCAGTCGCTTCATTGTAGTCTGAATCTGTACTAACTTTTTGATCTTTTGTTGCTCACTTTGAATGTACTTGAACAGTTCAGTTTTGTCTTCTAAGTAATCCTTTGGGATAACACCAACAAGTTCTTTAGCTTCTTTAATGCTAGTCTCTTTATCTGTAATGCTACTAGACACCAAAGCAATCAAAGACTGAAGATTACTTGTACTTAGTTTCAGTGGCTCTTTTTGTTTAGTTTGTAGTGAAAGAAAGTGCTTGTATGCTTGTTGGATAGTGAAACCTTCTGATCGTGGATGCCCAAGAAAGTCATCACTTTCTTTGAATGTACTACCTACAAGCCCAGCATTTACTTTCAGCACAACATCTGTGTAGAGGTAGTACGATACATTTCCTTGTGTTTTATAGAGTACGAGCTTACCGTTTTCTGAACTTTGGTAGACCATTGTATAAAATAGAATTTGTGCTTGAAGGTTAGGTGTAGTACGAACATAACTAAAAGGTAATTGATGATCTTTTGTAACAAGCACTTGTCCGTCCTCTGAGAAAGCAATGATTTTAACAAGTTTATCACTTAGGGTTACTTCTGGAGTAGTTGGTTTGTTCATGATTGGTTTAGTCTGGAGTTCTGGGTGTGTGTCAAGTTTAAGCATGTATTCGTGACGTGAGAGTTTAGTCAAAGCGGCAAAGCAGTCTGTTGTATGGTACTGTGTTGTTTCTGTTTCAGGGTAGTACATAGTGATTTCTTTCTAAGGGTTAAGGTATTGAGTAAATTATAGCAGATACTTGAAGTAAGTCTTAGTCAAAACGAATTGTAGAGCCTTTTAGTAAGCCACTACAAACAACTCCAGTAACAGATTGACCTTTGATTGTTTTAGCAGTGAAGCCATCACTATAAGCATCGTCTTTACCACAACCGAAGAAAGAGTAACCTGTCATTGTTACATCAGTGAAGCCTTGTGATTCCAACAGGTGTTTTGATTCAGGTGTTCGAGTACAAGCAGTAAGACTAAGTGCAGTCACTGCTGTCAGGGTGAGTTTAAGTAGTTTGTTCATAGTTGTCCTTTATGTAAAGTTAGTATTAATTTATTCTAGCACTAAAAATACAAAGGGTTGCTAGTGTTAAGAAATTCAACAACTATATTTTGAGCTTTCAACAAGTCAATGCCTGTTGTGTCACGGTAGTGCTCACCGTAGACTACTCTAGTGATGCCTGCTTGAGCTAACATAGCAGCACACTGAGTACAAGGTGATAAGCTAATGTAGATAGTGCTTCCTAGTACGGACACACCTTCTTTAGCTGCCTTCAGCAAAGTGTTCAGTTCAGAGTGCAATACAAAAGGCTTAGTAACAAGTACACCATTGATCTCGTCCTCTAGGTTGTTGTCCCAGCCACTAGGAGAGCCATTATAGCCACTTAGAACTACACCAGAGTGTGTCACTATCAATGAGCCTACTTTGGAGCGTCTAGCAGTGCTTAAAGAGGCTACAAGCAGGGCTTGCTTCATGTAGACTACATCGTGCTGTGTTTGGGATGCCATAAGTTACTTCTTCAGGATAGCTTTGATTTTATCAAAATGTTCAAGGATGTACGCCGAGATAGTTTCAGTTGTATAACAACCTGTATCATCCAATAGACAATGATGGTAGATGTGGTCGTATAGCTCTGATGTTAGTTCTTGGTTATGAGAAAGGCACTCAGCTTCATCAAGCCAGAGTGAACCATCGTTGGCTACGTAGGCAGTAGTTTGTGTTGTGGGAGTGGGTTTCATTTGAGTCCTTTAAAGGTTAAGTTGGTGGATGAAGTGTATCACAGTGCAGGCCTAAAAGCAGAAAATAAATAAAAGAAAAGCACCACAAGGCAGAAGCCAAGGGTGCTAAAGGGTTAAGGGCTATGTTGTAGAAGGGATGCCTTGGTGTCGGTCTGTGTAAGATGCTCCAGCAGCGTTTAGTAAGCTAATTTGCTCAGTACGATAGGCTATTGCGAGAGTTTTAGCAGTTTCGTAGCCTAAATGTTCAACACGAAACCTCTTACATCTTTGTTTACCTTCTAGACAGTTCCATATTGCACAAAAATATGTAAAGCCGGTGGCTTTTACGTCTATACACACCCCTGTGTGACCGGTTGTATTGTTCTTATGCTGCGCTTTGTTTTGGTTATTACTCTTAGAAGTTTTAATACAGATATTAGTTAACCTATTATCAAAGGGGTCCCCATTTAAGTGGTCAATAACTAAGTCTGTGCTAATACTTTTGTATAACATCACCCAAATAATTCTATGGACAACATAACTTTTGTTGTGGAGCATTACTTGCCATGCACTCTTCTGTCCAGCTTTCTTGTAAAACATATTACCAGCAACTGATTTTGCACTTATACCTTTCCGGGGAGAGTTTACCCATCTTAGCCCGCTTGGGCTTGTCTCGTCTAGGTAGAAATAATCCTCCCATTTAATACTGTTGTAATCTTTTGTTTTCATGTTTCTCCAATAGAAACAACCCCTAAGATTTCTCCTAGAGGTTATAAGTTTAATTAATTAACGAATAGGACAAGCTCCACTGCTACAATCGTCGCTACCTTCAAACTCTGCTACTCCAACAAAACCAATAGGCTTAGTTCGTGCAACCAAGGCATCATACTGATCCTTCGTAATCTGCTCCAGCGGGGCTTGTTTAAAACCATGCTCACTATGCAGCAAGAATGAAAGTGTCTTATGACAGTCTTTGTAATTCTCTTTCAAATAAGCCTTGATCTCTGGTAGTTCCTCTTTCTTGTAGTAAACCGTACAACTAACACTGTTGTCACTCCAAGTTGTTTGAAGTTCTTTAACAGCTTGTAGTTGCTTTACAGCAGTCATTTCGCTTGCCAAGGTAGTACCTTCTGGATACTTAAAAGGAAAGCTAACAACAACTGTTGAATGATCTAAAGAACCATCAAAGTTCTGCTGGTATTCCACATCGTAGCCATGCTCTTTACAAACACCAACAAGCGAGTTATCAGAGCTAATACGAATACGCCGAATCAAATATTGACTATAAGCTGGATGAATACCGGGAGTTACACCGGGCAACAAACTCAGAGTACCACTTGGCTTGCATGTAGTCAGTTTAATACTTCGATTCCATCCTTTCACCTCTGAGTAATCATTGTCATACTTCCGTAGTTCAACATAAGCATCATCAAGCCAATCACGTTGTTCTTGTGTTGCTTGTAGCACCCCGGTCATTCCAATACCCATCCGCATATTCTTGTGGACAATCTTCTCTGTTTCTTTGTTATGGCAAGGAAGCATCAAAGAATGTTTATTAATGCGGTACAAAAGTTTAATTACTTCATTTAGTTCTTCCTTCGATTCAATGTTTGGTAGAAAGACTTCAGCGAGACAACAAGTCTCATAAGAAGCCAACGACTGTTCTGCACCTAATTTGTTACTCCGGTAAACCGGGGATTAGCTATTTCTACTAATCTCTATATGTCCCCATATAGAACGGACTGTATCACAACAGGTTCTCTGTTCCCTTGTCAGTCTCTAGAGCGAGTGGATTTAATCCAAGTATCGCTTCGGTGGTTATCTGTTCTAGACTTTCCCCGATATTCAGGTTATTCAAAAGAGATTCCTCTCTTAGGCCGCTAGCAATGTCAACGGGTTGTAAACTTGTACTTCTGGATCAGGATATTGTGTTTCTTCTAGGCGTCCTACTTTACGGGATAGTCCTAGATTAATCAAACCAAATGGTTCTCCTTTACCTTCATAACCTTCCCAAAAATAATCATGTAGTTCATTAATATCATCACACACTACACTATTGTTCGACATTGATCTCCAGCTTGGAATAATTCCCATATCCCATCGTTTACTTAGAAGGAATTCAATGTCATCACAATCACCCATAGCAATCTGCGCGCTTCGACGGACATTACCAGCTACAACAACAGCACCGATAATATTCATCATATCTAAGCAATCAATTGGTCGAAGTTTACGTCCCTTACGTTTCTCAACCACCTCGCTAATCTTTTGAACACCCCAGCACAAGTCTTCAGGGCCACTTGCCGTACCACCAAAACCCTTGATAGGGGCACCCTTACCTCTAATCAATTGTGTACTGTAAGTAAATGTCTGTTTACCTGATTCATGTGCAAGGAATGCAGCTTTAAGTGTCTTACCAAGTAAAGCTACCCAACCTTCCCGTGAGTCAGGCACAATAAAATCAGCATCTGACTTGTCTGTACGAGTGGGTGGTTTGAAGTTCTTTTTAACTTTAGGTAACTTATCTACGTTAACCTTTTGAATATTGTAACCAACACCAGCACCAAGCATGAGCATATCCATTGCCCAAGTGAACGGTCGAATTGGTTCATCTACTACACAGGCGGCACAATTCTGTAACGATGCCATACCAAGCTTACCAACAGTACCTGTACCAAGTTGCCACAAAAACCGTCCAGCTACACTACCTTTTAGTCCTAGAAGATACTCAGTGAGTTTTAGCTCTTCTTCTGCTGTAAACCCACAGTTCAATTGATTTTGTGCTGCTTGTACTACACGTTTAATAGTATCTGGAAACTCCTCTGTTGCTGAATTAATGTTGTTCTCGTCCAAGCGACGTGAGTAAGTACGTTTGTACGTCAAATACCCAACTGATGACCAAGGTGTTGTTGTTTCATTCTTCTCTTGCATATTTAATAGGAGAACTAAATCCCCTGTCCTTTCTTTTAATTAACAAACCTAAGCTACCCTAAAGCAGCCTCTTAACTATCACCTTTAATTAAAGGTTTATCTTTACTAACCTTCAGTCTACCCAGACTGATTCATCAATAACACTGCATTTATCCTTAGTAGCATACATCTCTTGAATCTCTTTAGTTTCCCCCCGTTGCCGGTAGGATTCCTCTACAAGAAAGCTACCACCAGCTTTATCTTTAGCTGCTCTTGAAGCATACCCTGAATTAAGCCAAGAGCTATCAGTACGTTCCTCACCAAGCCATCGACCACAAGTAACTACTTTGTTGAGCTTATTCCTATGAGTAATACTCAAATCAAACTTAATACTTTGTCGTGTATCCATACCCATCTCACAAAGCACATCCAGAAACCATTCTTCTAAGTTTCCTTTATCATCCACTGAGTCTTCAGCTTTGAACAAAGGACTTTGTAGTTGTAGCTCTGATTCACTAACAATACAACTAGCAATAATGCTTGATTGCTTTTTGATTACTTCTTGCTTGTGTAGTTTTAGGTTATTATTCATCAGTCATTTACCTTAATATCAAAAGTCTTTTTAGTCATCAATTCAAGACCTTGTCCATCATAAGCGTCTTTCATTTGAAAGTACATATCAGGATGATAGAAATCCTTACCAGTTAAGTAATTAGCACTCGCAACTGATGTAGCACCAAGTAATCGCATTACAAGAAAGAACTCTTCTTGTGTCTCAAATGTAACACTAACTGGTGTGTACTTTTTTACTTCTTTAACTTGTTGGAGTAGCATTTTATACCTTTCGTTTTTCAATAAAGAACAAGTCATGATCTTCTGTGTCAATATCTAGATCATAGCATTTGGTGTGTAGAATATCGTACACCTTGCTTGTGTCAAAGTTAGCATCACCTGTAAACACTTCTCCAATATCGTAACGAGCCATTCCAAGCATTTTAGTTATATATTGTAGTTCTGCTGCTGATTCGAACACTACAGTGACTGGTTTGAATTCTTTAGTTGTTTCAATAATTTTCATTTCATGTCCTTATAAGTGAGTGAACCACATTTCATATTAACACCGTACTCAATGCACTTCTTTTGCAGCAATTCAAACAAAGGATAAACGTCTGGGCAATCATGCTGTTCTGATTGGAAGTTTAAGATACGTTTAGCATCATAGTTACTTGTCATTCCAATGAGTTTAGTAATCAGCTCCAGTTCGTCTTTAGTTTCGAATACAACAGCTACTGGTTGGTATGGCTTGGGTAGTTTTGGTTCTTGTGAAATGTCTAGTAGTTTCATTTGGAGTCCTTTGTTTAATTGTATCAGCTTATTAATACGGTACGAACTTACTTAGTTCTACCTTCTTAAAGCCAACTGGCTTACGTACTTTACCATTACTGTCTGTGATAACCCAAAGATCAGCTTCAGCATTATAAGTACCAGCACATTCTACACCGGATTCTTGAAGTGCTTTAACACTCTTAGCAGCTACTTCAGCATCCTTTGTGTACTTACTTAGGTTGCAATCAGCAACTGCTTGTAGAGCACCTTGTACGTCACACCCGAGTGATTCCAAAAGCTGTACCATTCCTTGAGTCACTACAAGTACATCAATTGTTTCTTGTAAGATATTTACTAATGTCTCATTAAGAACAGCTTCAACAAGCTCATCGGATTCTTCCTTGACTAAATTAACCTGCTGAACAAGGTCAGTCTGATTGAAGGCTACACCCTTACTAGCTAGTGTATTTAATAGGTTACACTTTTCAGTGAATAACTCATAGCTTGATTTGTTTGTCATTACTTACCTTTAATTATTTCTTCATCCACTGTTCAATACCTTTGAGTTCTTCCTGTGTAAGCATTTGTACTTCTGTAGAAGCTCCTAAGTGGAACATTTCGTTATTATCTGTGTAACAAACCGAGTACATGCCATCAATATGATCAAAGTAATACACCAAGGAGTACCAGTCCAGTTCTTCTAGAGTAAGTAACTTACTTTGATTTGGTGGAGCCATCTTGAAGTAAGTAGCACGTGGTAACTCATAGAGCTTTAAAATCTTAGACATTGTTTTCCTTTATAAAGTAACCTAGCTATTTAGAGCAACTAGGTTACTTGTGATTATAGCTTACTTTGTTTGCTTTGTCTTAATTAGAACTACCACAGTAAGTACAATCTGAACAACCTTCACAGAGGTAGTATTCTTCAAGCTGTAACTCTTCACGCATAGCTTCAACAGCTTCTTCAAACAAGTCGAGTGCTTCATAGCTCAAAGCAAAGCGAGTAACAAGTGGTTCATTTAGCTCTGGATAAGCAGTCTTGATTGTTACTTGGAAGGTATCATTATCTAAGCGGTCAATCTTGATCTTACGCTTTACTCCGTTTACCTTGGATTTACGCTTGATGGTGTTTGTTACAACAGGTGTTAAGTCTTCAATGAAGATAGATTGTGTGTTTTGCACAGTTAGTTCCTTTGTGTGATTAAGAGCTTGTAGTGTTGAAATAAGAATAGGTGTTTTGGTGAAGTCAATATCAGTTAATCGACTGTTATTACAGTAGTGTTTTTCATCCTTAAAGATTTTACCATTAGAGGAATAGAAATAATAATTGCTACCACTATAGCTATAGAAATCATCCGTAGTGTCAGTGTGATCTTTAAAAGTAACTGGATCACCAGCAAATGTATAGTAAGTGTAAGCTGGGTTGATTTCTTGTTGAGTTTGAGTCATTTTGTTTATCCTTTAAAGTTAGTGTAGAAGAGAGTATATCCCAGTTGTTAACAGTTATTCAGATGGTACACGTTTTAGCTCATACGTTACGTCCCACCCACCGCCCGTTCTTATCAAGAACCATAGGTTCAAGTACAGGTAAAGAATCAATGATTAAGCTGGTAGCTACCAATGGTCGTTTCAAGTTCACATTGTTATAGTTAAAAGCATAAGCCTTATCGTCTACTAAACAACCGGATTGTAAAGCAAAGAAAATACCGTTCGGATTAGCCCAATACTTAATACTTAGGTTCTCATGAAAGTGAAATTGCACCGCAGACATCCCCATTGTCTGTGAGAGCTTCAACACATCATTGATCTTCCCATGATGATAGTAACACTTCGTACCGTCAGGAAGATCAACCGTTAGATCATCAGTCCATTTCCAACCAGAACCTACATTTAAGAACTCGTTATAGTTCTTCAGGTAAGCACGAGGTAGTCCATGAGCCATATCTTTACGGAAGATCATACTTGAATGGTTAGAACCAATAATACTCATCTCTGGAAACATTTTATGCAACTTAGCAATCAATGGTAGAGCTTGTTTTAGTTCATCTCCCGCACTTGGTAGATCAGGGTCAGAGTTATGAAATGATAAAGCATGAGCGTCTACCTCATCGCCCCCGCAGATCACACGTGTAGGATTGTACTTATCTTTCAAGTGCTGCAAGAATTCAAATGTATCTGGATGTTGAAAAGGTAGATGCATATCCGAGATGTTCAAGATACGTTGGTTCTGGTGCTCTACTTTATCCCCCTTATAAGAAAATCCTTGGTAGTACTCCTTGTTTACTTCATCCTTGTAAACCTTCTTAGAATAATACTCTAAATCATCCGCAAGATCACTAAAGCAATTCTCAGCTTTCTTTGTTGGTGTTAGCTGCTCATAAAAGGGCCAAGCAGGGATGCTATTGACCTTCTTTAGGTAATCGTTTACCGTTGATTTCTTGGAAGCATCTCCAAGCACCATCTTGGCAATAGCACGTGAGGGATAATTCAAATCTTTTAGAGCTTTGATAGCTAGGTGTTTTTGTTCAGTATGCAATGTGGTTCCTTTTTGTAATACGTTAAGCTGTCTTTAAGATTGAGTCAGTTTCAACTAGTTTAAGTCATCTTCAGTAGCACGTAAAGCAACTGAGTTTTTAACTTTAAAGAAGCGAGACAAGTCTACGTGCTTTTCAGCCCACTTAGAAATTAAGTCTTTGAGTCCTTCTTGAGCTTTTTTTTTGATGTGTTATAGAAACAAGAATGACCTTCATAGCACTCACCAAGTTCATCATCAACTCGATCATCGAACTTCTCAAGGAGTCCACTAATAAAATACTCACTAACAAAGCTACTTGACTCATAAGGAGTTTTCTCAGCTTTGTGGTACATAGTATTTACTTCTAGCTCGTCTGCAATATCACTGAAGTCACTGTGATAGCGCTCTTCGTCCAGCGAATAGCAATATTCCAGTTGTGTTTTCTCTATCATGATAGCTTTTCTTTAGTTCAATTTCTGCAGTAATAATCTAGGACTTTGCTTTAGCAATTAAATCCATAAGCTGATTATAACTGAATTTTTTACTCTTTACAGCATCTAAGAAGAGTTTCTTTCTAGCTGTGCTATTACCAGCATTAGCCTTGCCTAGCTCACCTAACACGAGTGCTTTAGAAGGCTCTGATAGGCCACTAAACGCTGCTGTAACAGTCTTAATCCAAGCAGGATGCAAAGGTAAGTGCTGGTTGCTCTTCTCATAGTACAAGCTAAGGTTCTTTAATAAGACACTCAAAGGTACATCTGTTGAATATTTCATGTACCTATAGTAGCTGCTTAGTACACGTCCCTCCCAAGCGTTTGTAGCACTACTTAGTACACCGCGCACACGTTGCGCATTGTCACCTGTTTTAATGTGATCATGGTCTAAAGCAGACCTCCCAAACAAAGGCTCTTGAGTTATCGGATCAAGACCTTGTTGTTCTTTAATCAGTTTAGAACGCCAATTACTAACGTCTGAAGTAGTCCATAAATGAAGTGAAGAACTACTAGGTTCTAGAGCTATTGAGGGCTCAATAAGAGGTGGTTTTGCTTTAGGTTTCTTTTGTTTAGTTGCCATTTAGTCCTTTGTAATATCAATATCGTATTTGTTGTAGAAGTCAATTACACTTAGTTTGTCATCTAATGAAGTCAGCATTCTACAGCATTTAAAGTACATATCCATGATCTCAATATAACTCATGGTTTGCTCTTTACCGGACCAATCATCAAATGTAAGAGCACTTGGATACCACTCTTTATACTGATGTAAACACAAACTCAAAGCCTCTTGTTCTGTAGAGCAATCTTTGAGTAACTTATAAGCTGATTTTTCACCGTACTTCTTTTTACACAACTCCGTGGGATTAAAGCAATCTGTTGAATCACCTACAAGAAACTGTAAACAAAACCACAAGAAGCCCATTCCACGTACCTTACCTTTAGCATCAGGCTTTAAGTAACCTAGTTCAGGAATAAGTTTTACTTCTGGGTTATCAACAGTGTAATTATAAATATGCAGCCCAGAATAGGCGAAGGCGTCCTTATCTTGGGACACTATGACAACCTTATAACCCTTTTCTAAGTGACTGTAACCTACTTGAATAACACGATCATCTGGTTCTGAACCATTTACAACAACAGCATTCTGAGCGTTAATCAAGTAGTCTTTGCAAGCAGTCAAATGAATAGGACGTATTAAGTCTTTACGGTTTGACTTGTACTTAGTAGGTAAAGGCAAGGAATCCCTGAAGTTATCCTTACCAGAAATAAACAACAAATGCTTATCAGCCTTCAGAAGCTCGTTGATTGTAAGAATTTGATTCTTCATAATCTGTAAAGCATGTGAAATATCTTCAGCGTCTTGCTTGTCAGTAATAGTGTAGTCACTTGGAAGGTACTCATAGCTCTTTTGCTTCAAGAAGTCTTTGAATTCTGTTCGATGTTTGAAGGTCTTAATCCGTCCTGAAGTATTATGAAGTACATCAATACTACGTGTCTCAATAGCTGCTGCGGCGCGGTAACTTAGAATATCAGCATCATAGATTACGATTGTTTTTTGTTTAGTCATTTTGTTCCTCCTTATTAGTCATCAACAAACCTCGTGATTTAACACATTGCATTCCTTAACCCAATAAACAACACCATCAAGAGCTATATTGTTCAATCTAGTGGCATCGTTAATTGCGTGTTGGTTATACAAATAAGTATCCATTGTTGTGTAAATACTTAAATATTCAGGATGCATTGTTCTTCTACTATTGAGTAAACTTTCATTTAATACCTGCTTTCTTTAGTGCTTCAATTGCTCTTCCTGATTTTGCAATTGACCCATATTCCATGTCCTCAATTCGCCTGATTATTTGCATAGCATCAAGTGCCAATTTAGCAGCAGCTTCAAGCTCAATCTGTTGATTACATACATCATTTAAAGTCAAGTAGTCATCTTGCCATTTAGCTTTAACACGCGCTAACTCATTTTCAAGTTCTTGTTTATCTGCCTTGAGTGCTGCAATCTGTTTGCGAAGACCTGTAGAGTTAGTGGAGTATTCACAAGCCTCAACACGATTCTCTAGTTCTGCAATGGTTTGCGTATCATTGGCAAGCATGTCTGCTGCCATATTCGCCAGTGGTGCGCGGTTACGCCGCAAACTAACAATCAGAGCCTCACGCCGCAGCAGCAGGGAGAACCCACTGGTGGGCGCAGTGGCTGGTAATGGGTGGGCGAAGAGTGGCGTTTCAATCCACATTGCTGAATCAGCGTAGTGGCCTTCTATAATGCGCTCTTTTTCTAGCCTGTAGTCGTAGCCGCCAATAGTTCCACACTCGTAAATCCAAGCATAAGCCTCCACGCTCCGCGCTTCTTCGCGGGCGATGGCCTGTTGCAAAGCTAGTATCACTGGTGCTGTGTAAGCAGTAGGGTAGCTTATAATGATGAGCGCGTGCTTCATCGCTTCGATTGTTGATTTCATTTCAAACTCCTTATTGATTCGGCACACCATGTTGCGTCGTTGTCACCGTTAGCTCGCAAGTCGCAAAGCATAGCAGCCTGCTCAAACGCATCACCCAGCGCTTCTTTGCGGGAGGCGTTCCAAGTTCTTAATCTCTTTTGCCACTGAATATCATTAGGGTTGTACCAACCAAACTCATCGTTATGCCAAGCCTCAAACGCTGCTGTTGATTTGTTATCCATTATTGTACTCCTTAAATAAGAAAAGCACCAAACCCAATTAAGAGTTGGTGCCTTTGATTATACCTAAATTAGACCTGCTTGGTTAGATCAAGTTCAATTTAAGTTAGTTTAAGTCAATTCTTTAATCAAATCAATAAACGCTTCAGCGTCTGCTTGGGCTTCAGCCGTTTTGTAGCTTGCTGCTTTAGCTGCTACTTTACTGATAGCAGCAAAATCCAACTCTGAGCCTGCTTCAGACAAGTCTGATTTAAGCATCTTGATGTCATCCTTTACAGCGTTTGCTTGAGTATGCAGTTCAACAAGTGCTTTGAATAGTTCTTGTTGTGTTTGTGGGAGGGTACTGGTTGTATTGTTTGTCATTTGTATTTTCCTTATTAATTTAATTACTACTTAATTGTTGCTTAGGTATTTTGGAATAGTGCGACAGCCTCATCGTAACCTTCCCAATTATCAACTCCAGCAGATTCCAGAGCACCCAGCCATCGGCGTGTTTCAAGAAACTCTTCGTACTCTTCTTGTGTGATTGTAACTGTTTGATCATCCATTTATTAGCCCTTGTGTTAGTTCTCTGAGAACATCCCTTGCCAATGTTCCACGGCATTTTCATAACCATCCCAGCTATCAACACCAGCACTTTTAAGGGACAACAAAAACTGTTGTGCTTCTACAAGCTCTTGGTAGTATTTAAAGTTAATTGTAATTGTTTTTTCCACGATTCTTCCTTTATTAACTTGATTTGAACAACCTAGAATCCTTTTACTTAACTCTAGGCTCTGTGCTTGATTGCTTCTATTACTGAAAGCTATCTAAGAGCTGTTTAAAGGCATCCTAGATAGTCTCTTGTTAGATCAAAATGGGCAGGATGTATCTAAATCCTCATCAACAACTTTAGCCTTCGGCTTAGCCACGGCTTTAACTACTTTAGTTTCTGCTTTAGCAACTGTCTTAGGCTGCTCATCAGTGTCATCATAAGCACCTGCTTCAAACAACTCCACAGCTTTCTGCATCTGTGAGCCTTCGTAGTTAGTTGCCTGTTTAATCAACTCAAGCACCTGTTTACGGATGAACTTAATCTGTTGTGGTTCAGCATCATCAAATGTAATGCACATAGGCTTACACTGGAGTTCTGCTACAACAATAGGTTCATCGTTATCATCAAGTGGTACTTCTGAGCAACCTTTGTAGTTGACGTTCTTGTAAATGATTTCTTCACCTTTGGTATTGAGCTTACCAGAGTTCTTCTCATTCACATCTACAGTAACCATCAAAGGAATATCCAAAAGCTGTGTAACATCCATTGATGTAATTACTTCTGGCTTTTTAACTGCTTTAGCAACTTTAGTCAAAAGCGAAGCTGGGTGAAATCCCCAAGGCTTACCTGCTAGGATATTACCTTTAGCATCTTTAGGCGCTGTTGCTGTGAAGTTAATACCTTTGATCTTACGATCAAATTGACCATTTAGCATCAAGCGGTAAGGTGCTTTCCCGATAGTGCCACCGTAGTCAACAATATCACTTGTTAGATCAGCAAAGACAACAACTTGTTGGCATGGCTTTTGTGGCTTGAGTTCTTTTGTTACAGCGTCTTCAAAGTCATCACGTTCTTGGATGCCTAAGTCAACGATCAAAGAGATACGTGCTTTACGTGAGCCACCGCGAGGTACTGGATTGTTGAAGTTCTCGTCTTTGAATTGAGATGTTGAGTTTGCGTTCTTTGGTTTAAAAGCCATTTTGTAAGTCCTTTAGATATAAGGTTGGTTAAGTTAACTATGTGATAGTTTTAAAGAGACTAACAACTCTTGGAATCAGACTAGATTATAACAGCTAAATCTAGTATTAAGACAGGTTTAAGACAATGATTTGAACTTTTCTTTTAGCTCAAGGAACTTACTGTACTCTGGGTCTTCTTTCAGTTGCTCTTGTTGTCTAAGCTCTACAAGATAATCAAGTCCTGCTGTAGAGTAACCAAGTTTAGTGAGTTTATCAATAAGCTCCTTCAAGGTGTACTTTTGTTCCTCTTCTGAAGCAGGTTGAGTTTGTACTTCTGTGAAGATTGCTGAGTTTAAGAAACAAAGATCACACGTTGTACTATCTGCTGTGCAAGTTTTATCTCCATCAACACCTTTGATCGAGAATACACAACCAGAGCAGCTATACTCACACTCTTCAGGTTCAAGCTTGTATTGTTTGTCGTGAATAGTAATAATTTTAGAGATCATTTGGTTCTTTCTAAGTTAAGCTATTGTAGCATGAGTTTAAGCAATTAGTGAATTTCTTGCCAGTTTTGTCCAATCTTTCCTTCCCCTTTTAACGGGATTGTTAATTTGTGAAACTCTCCTGATTTTATCATGGCTTTCTCCATAAGTCCTAAAACCTCTTGAGATATTTCCTCTGGACATTCAAATGAGTATTCATCCTATCAGTTTTGTACACGCTACGGTACTTCCAACATTACTGTTGTTGTCGGGCTAGGTCTTGTACCTTATAAGGCACCTCTCAATTTCGAGTTCGCTTGAACCCTACTCCGTCTACACGGATAGCCTCCACACACGCTTCCATTACTGGTTGCTTGCTCGACATTGCCCACGTTGTCCAGACGTTAGGGTTTCATCGAATTAAAAGAGTTATCATTTAAGCCTCACAGCTTAAAGCCACAATGTTATCTATGGTAGTAAATTACTCGTGTTACTTTGTGACCTTTATACAAGTAATAAGGTCGGCCTAGTTCATCTATATACATATCTCCCAAATAGCTATCCATAAAGCAACAAGCTGTGTCCATCAGGATAGCCCCAAGGCTTTGCAAAATGTTGTTAGCAAGTGAATGCTTAGAACGTGTCCTCAACAGCCTACCGTCAACGGCGGGCACGAAGGTTTTATTTCCTTTTGTCTCCCACCATTTAGTTAAGTTTTCAATGAACTTAGCCATTGCAGGATTAGCATCCCAGTACGCTTTGTGCATCTTCTTACCTACAACCTCTGATTTGCCCATCATCTTAGCAAGTTTAGCTGGTGAGCATCCGTAAAGAATAGCATAACCAGCAGACTTTGCTTTATTACGAAATGGCTTGAACTTTGGGTCTTCTTTATTAAAATCAATAGACCTGTAATCAAAGCCTCTAGTTTCATCAGCAAACATGCTACAAGCTACCTTGGAATGAACATCCCCATCAAGCAACTCCCTTGCGTACTCTCCACCATCATACTTAAAAGTCATATGCCCAGCACAACGTTGTTCAAGGCCGCTTGAGTCAGCACCAACAATAACGTTACCGTTCTGTGAACAGAATAACTTTCTGAACTCATCTCCATATAAACTCTGGCCGCCAGCCCTAGGAACGTTGCATATAACGGAATGACATTGCCTGTGCGACGTAGCTATCTTAGTTGCACTGGCACCTATCCTGTTGTCGTATTCTAATCTTGGGTTATTAATCCACGAAGTGATCACACTTAGTCTGTTACGTAACGATAAGAACTTAACAACTTCTTTTACTAAAGCTCCTTCAAGAGATAATAGATTCGGGCAAATCACTCCAGCCTCTTGCAGTTTTGGTGAAGTCAATATTAACTGGTTACGTTCATCCTTGACTGGTTTTCCTTTGTCATCCTTTTGGAAGTTCCAGAACGTAGGAACCCAGCCTTGCTCATCTAACAACCACTGTTTAAAGTGCTGCTGATCTCCGATAACCATAGGAAGTTTTACATCAAGGATTTGTTTTCCAAAGATGCTGTAAGCTACACCATAAAACTCAATCTTAGATTCTTCTAACTCTTTTCCTTTGTGCTTCGCAATGAAGTTAACCATGTGGCTTGAGTAAGAGCCGTCCTTCTTCCAAGGTTTTGCTGGCATACTATATTCACTTTCCTCTCCTTTCTTCAATGGCCTTGATGGCAACTGTGGAAGCACAGAGCGTTCCAGTTCAGCCATATCAAGAACCAACTGCTGCTGCACTTCTAAGGCATATTCTTTATTAAACCCGCTTCCGCTATGTTCCTGCGCCTTCATTAAGAAGTGAGACTTCTGTCCTAGTTTGTATGCTGGTGTTAACCATGTATCTCCATACAATTCTTTCATCAGCTTAATCTGCTTCTTAGCCAACACAATTGTAGCTTCTACGTCACTATCACAGTAATTATCCATAAGAGGATAATAGAAAGTGAACTCAAAACCTTTTGTTTCATTACCAAGCATAGCTCCAGCATCTATAAGTGCTTGTCTGTAGTCTACCTTCTCAGCTTGTGAGCCCTTAGACAGTGAAGCTAGAGAATAAGATGGAAGGTTAGGGTCAATAAACTGAGCTTGATAGAACACATCCAAAAACTGCACTTGCTTATCGCCAATGAAGTCTCCACCTTGTTTTCCGACTTTAAAAGGAATACCGTAGATTTTCCATGCAATAAAGTGGTCGTAAGATAAACCATTAAATGAAACCACTAAAGCACCATCTGGAAAGCTATTAATCCAAGCAGTGATTTTGTCTTTGATAGTTTGTTTGTCCTCACGGTATGGGTATAGTGAAAGTGTTCGTTTACCGTCTAGTGACTTGAAGTTGACATACCATACTTTAGTTGCTTGTAGGTACAACTCGTCACACTCTGTGTCCCACCCCCACCCTACAAGATTACCTTGTTCGTCTTCCATAAATTCCTTTCTTAATTAATCCAATAAGTATAACAGCTAATCTCTTTAGCTTCGTTCTAAGATACGCTCACGGTTAATCCTTAGAGCTTCTTCTGTTGGTTTGTAATCAAAGAACATATTCCGTTCGATGCCTTGATGTAAGTCTTCTTTAGGGACACGGTTACACTTGAAGTTACGACTGAGCATTTCAACACATAAGCTGTCATAACGCTCTGAGATGAACTGCAACCTTGTGTAGAAGAACTTGCAATGACCAGTTCCAAGGGTATATACATCAGGTTGTTTTACATGGTGCATTCCGTACTGTGCCTTACGTGCCAGTCCAAATATACGTACAATTTCTTTGTACTCAGCCACAAGGAACTTGGTAGCTAGTTCAGAAGGGTGTACTAAGTTGATTCGTGTCATGATATGGTTTATTGTTGTTGAAGAATAGCGACTCAACAGAGTTGCGTCTTGTGATAAGTGTAGCATATAAACAAAGAAAGCCCAAAGGCTTTTAACCAATGGGCTTTAATTTATGTGCCGTGGCGATCTGTGTAGCCAAAACCTTGTTCTTTTAGTTCTTTGATACGTTCTGCTCTCCAAGCTAAGGCTAACTCAACTGATAAATCATAGCCTCTATTCAGTACTGACCAACTCCTACTGATAACTTTACTATTGTTGTCAGAGTAGTGAGCCCTAATCTTAGTTAAAGGTGTCCCACAGCGACTAATATAGTTTTCTAAATAAATACCTGTGGATAACTCTTTGCCAGCTTTCTTTTTCTTGTTTCGACCGTTTACAACAGGGTCAACCTCTCTAAGATTTTCAATAGAGTTGTTTAAACTATTGCCATCTATATGATCTATGTCATTATTAGGATTGACAGTTCCATATTTTAAAACGTAAGCTATCCGATGTGTAAAGAATGACTTACCTAGAATAACCACTGTATAGTAATATTGCCTGTTGTTGAAGCTACGGATACTCCCTGCCTGTGTACCAACTCGGTCATATCTTAAAGTCCTTATATAGCGGCGTGGAGCTATCCATGAAATACCGCTAGGACTTGTTTCATCTAGTTTAACCCAACTAGCAAAATCATAATTGTTGTAATCTCTCTTTTTCATGTATCTCCAATAAAGAAAAGGGCCGAAGCCCTTATGTTAAAAATCTTCTACTGATCCATCTGCAAGCATTACAGCCCATGTATCTTCGTTTAACTTGAACTCGTCTGCAACACCAAGAAATCCAAAAGCCCTATTCTTTAGCACTGTTAACCGTACATTACCACGTGATCTGTCGGGCATGATTTGATTCTCAAGCCCTAAGATAGTCCAACTAAGTTGCTCAAGTGCAGCAGAACCGCGCATGTGTGACTTATCTACTTTAATCCAGTAAGGTTTATCATCTGCATCTTTAGGTGGCTTATTATCTGCAAACCCTCCTCGATTGATGTGACTAATTGCAATAATACCTAGATCATTACTAGCACAGAAAGCAGCAAGTTCAGTCATAACCTGATCTAGTACCTTGCGTTCATCTTCGTCTCGACCACCCCCGGAGGCAATTAAAGTTAAATGATCAATGATGATATAGTCACAACCGTTAACTAAGTGCATCTGTTTAACTTTGCTCATTAACTCGGACACAGGAAGATTACCAAAGTGATCTAGAAATACTGCCATATCTTGATCTACGATTGAGTTGTATGCAGCACGAATATCTTCTTCTTTAGCAACAGACAGTGGATCACTTTTGAACTTATTGAAGTTTACCTTGAGTTTATGTGCAACCATACGCTGCATTGTTTCAACTTTAGTCTCTTCAAGAAATATCAAGCCTACTTTTTGTTCTGCTTCAATAAGATCAGCAGCAAAGATACTACATACAGTTGATTTTCCGCAACCACTCCCACTTGTTAATAGGGTCAGCTCACGCTTTCTCAGACCTTTTACTTTGTTCATTAACTCTGGAAAACTACGAATCTTTACACCTTCAGCACGTTTAGAGATCAATTCTTCAAATGTTATGCTGCTTGCGCTTGCAATCTTTTGTGCTGAATATATACGCTTATTCCACTGTACTAACTTAGCAAGTTCTGCATCTTGTCCTTTCTGTAGATAGTCACTAGCATCTTTATTTCCGTTCTCAGCAGTAATAGTAAATAAGCTAAGCCCATTACCAACTAACGCACTTGCAACAGCTTCCCGTGCTTCATGACCTTTAACAATACCCTTCTTAGCTTCTGCCGGAGTACAGCAATCGTCATCAAAGAACATAGTTAGTGATTCGTGGGACTTCACGTATGTTTCATTGTGTAGGATTGCCTCAACAGCGTTGGATGTACCCATTGGAATACTCACAACAAGCGGCTCAATACCTTCATACTTAGTACCTGCTACGCTATCAACCAGTGCTTGAAAAACGCTCAAGCAATCCGTCTGACCCTCCGTTACTACTAGATTGACTCGCTTGCGTTTGACGCTCTCCATAGTCTCTTGACCGAATAGCTTATTGCTAATACTTACTGATCCAATAGTACTCCAGTAGTACGGCTCATCTTTTGTCTTAGTAACGT